AACATTCACGGACGGACGAGCATTCGATAAACTTTCCCAGCTGGTAGACGGCACTTATCAAGGTATCGACGCAGAAGGACAATACGGCAATGACCCATACCCAGTACTTGACGGCACCATCAACCTCTCCACAGGAGCCTACCGCGACACCTACGATGCGCTGATGACACACTATCCGAAACTCAAGCTGAACATCGCTAAATGGTGGATTCGTTTCGAGGACCCAGAGGTGAAGCGCATCTGCGTTGAAAACTGGGATAAGGACGGTGACGGTGAGCTATCTATGGAAGAAGCAGCAGCCGTTAGTTCCATCGGGACTGTGTTCCAAGCAAGTAATATCATTGACCCTTCTAAAGACTTAGAAGCATTCAATATAGATAAAATCCATCAGACCAGTTTTGAGTCATGTCCTAAGCTTTGTAGAATAAAATACCCACAAGGTATAAGACATAATATATTCGCTTTTCGTGGGTGCCCCTCATTAGAAGAGATAGATGTGAACGAAAATTGCACGGATATTATATTCGCTACGAATACTCTTATAGGTTCTAACAAAATCAAAAGGATAATTCTAAGGCAAAATAACGCCTTTGAAATTCCTGATTTAATCTATCTTTTTTATAGAATAGATTATCCAAAAGATATTAAGATATACGTTAGAGACGAGTTGGTGGATAGTTTTAAGAGTTTACATTCAGGGAAGAATATTAGAAACTGTTTCGCACCTCTTAGCGAGTATCAAGGATGATACTTACTTAAAGGCTTGATGCAATCAGATTTATCCTTCCATCCGTAAGCTTCTTTATATTGTCCGACCAATTCGTCTGGAACATAGATAGCGTTACCATTGTAGTAGAAATTCCACCCATATAATTTTCTAAACTCAACAACCTTCTTAGAACGAAAAATAAGTATCGCAGTTACATTTGTAAACGTAGATGATTCTATGACACCTGTATATGTTTCAGGAAAATCAAGAACTTTAAGAGCGATACAATTAGAAAATGTCCTGTATAAGGCTGGTGAGAGCTTCATATTGACAGGAAAGACTACTTCTTTCAGACGAACACAATCAGTGAACATCGTATGTTGTAGTGTACTTTCTTTTGGCATTACTATTTTTTCAAGATTCTTACACCCATCAAAAGAACCTGCTTCATGTTTCTTTATATTTATGAAATGCTTGAATGAAGAGAAATCTTTAATCTTGGTATTACCGTTGAATATAGTCCCGATGGAAC